ACCTCAAGAGGATAGATTGTCCTTACAGAAAATGGAGTTGAAGAACCTAAATAATATGCAGCGTTTCTATTAGCATTTATATTAAGGTTAAAAGAATTAACTCTATTTGTAATAAAGTCATTAACTCCTATGTCTATCGAATTTGAATTTACCAAAGATGTGGCGTTTGATTGATTAAAATTGCCTTGAGAAGCTATAGATCCAGCATCATTATATATTTCAAAATTCGCCCTAACGGTTGGCACTTCTCCAATTTGGGCACCACAAGTATAAGAAGTCAAATAGCCGCTTTGAAATCCAAATAAGACATTAGAACTTGGATTGTTTTTCTTAGTAATAAATCCGTAGTTACCCGCTTCACCAGTACAAGCTAGAAAGTCATTGGAAGTAGTCAATAGACTAGTTACAGACAAAGTAGCGCCCTTCGCTCCTTCTGGAGTGTAAAAGCTGCTATTCATACCAAGATACTTGGTATGTTGAACTGGCATTTGATAGGAAGCCTGAATATCCTGAACGCCATGAACTTGGCTTTGATTCAAGTAAAAATCCAAGTTCTGTTTGTTTAGTCGAGATAATGCCATCTTATTTTATTATTTACACAAAAAAGTGTAATAATAAGTTGGTAAAAGGTAAAAGGTATGTCTAGTTCAATTTTTAATATTAGTCCATGGAATAATTCCACCGTATATAATAAGCACGATATTATCATATACACAGATAATCGGTATTATTACGCTAAAGCCGCTGTGCCCGCGAATAATCCACCAGTTTACTCTAGCGTTATTTCTAATTCAGATGCTTATTGGGGAGGATTCTTCCAACACCCTGTTGTCAAAAAAGACTACCCATTGTTTATTTGGAAGCCTTCTTATCAAACTCAAGCCAATTTTGAGCCCAAAGTAGATGTAATAAAATACGGAGATGGCTACGAAAAGAGAGTAAGCGACCAAATTAACTTTAATCTGCTTAATTTTGAATTAAATTTTGATGGGTTAACGTTAGATGAATGCACTGCTATCCTTCATTTCTTTAGTGCGAGGTCAGCGAAGACAGCTTTTATTTATTATCCATCTGCGCCGTATACAGTTGCATCTACAGATGCCAAACTATTTGTATGTAGAAGATGGGGATCATCTAATCCATTCTTCAATAATTTCTCTGTAAAAGCTACCTTCGAAGAAGTACCAGCATAATATTATGGCTACTCAACAAGAAAAAAATGCATCTTTAAAAATAAATACAGAGTTTTTCTCTCTTGAGCCTTCTTCAATAATCTCTTTATTTGAAATAGATCTAAGTGAAATTGGTTTTACGACTACGGCGAGTTCTCAATTTATTGTTAATCTCAAAAACTTTCAAATAATTTTACCCGGAGGAGATACTACTCATACTTTTGATTATAGAGTTATTCGATTACATAATAATTTAAAACTTGGAAGGAATATCATTTATTGGAAGAATAAAGCTTATTTACCCGCTCCATTAGGGACAGAGGGATTTGAAACAGCTTCAAGAGGAGTGTTTCCTAAACCGAAAGTTCAAATAAGCTTTTCTGATGAGATGCTTGACGTTTTTAGCCTTTTTAAAGGGGTTGTTAATTTTGGAGATTTAATTGGAGTAAAGTTCACTAGAATCAGAACCTTTGCTAAATTCCTTGACAGAAATAATTTTTACCAATCTGATGGAGTAAGTACCCTATCTCCTGACAAATTAATCATACCAGATGGATTTGATCCTGATCCAAATTGCGAATTTCCTAGAGATGTTTATTACTTTGATAGGAAGTCTTCAGAAAATAAAAATAGCATTCAGTTTGAGCTTTCAAGCGCAATAGACCTAGACAGAGTGAAGTTGCCTAAGAGAAGAGTCTTAAGTTATATTTGTCCTTGGCAATATAGAGGAGAAGGCTGTCTTTATGAGTACAGCGAAAATTTAAAAGAAGAAATTCATGGGACTACAACTCCAATACCAAACAAAAGTAATTCGTCAGGAGAAAATGCGCCGATCTGCGCCACTGAAGACGATCAAATAATTTCTGAAATGGCGATTTTTGGACAGACTACTATCGCAAACAATCCAAGCGCTTGGCAATTGTCAAAAAGTTATAAAAAAGGAGAAATAGTTTTTATTACGAAAAACAAGATTAATTTTTATTTTATAGCAAAAACTAATACACCTATGGATGTGCCTCCTCCAAACGGAGAATACTGGATAGCTGATCAATGCTCCAAGAGTATAAAAGGATGTAAAATTAGATTTGGAGAAAATCCTTTACCTTTTGGAGGATTTTATGGAGTATCTAATTACAATAGAGGAGTAGGATAATGATTTGCGACGAAATAAAAGCAAAAATAAAAGCTCATTCATTAAAGGAAAACCCAGATGAATGTTGCGGTCTTCTGCTTCTAAATAAAAAGAATATACTAGAATCTTTTCCTTGTAAGAATATAGCTCAGGATAAGGAAAATGAATTTGTTGTATGTCACCTAGATTACTTAAAGGCGGCAATGAATGGCAAAATTGTTGGGATTTATCATTCTCACTGCATACAAGACAACTCTTTCTCAGAGCTAGACAAGCAGATAAGCCACAAGCTTAACCTAAAAAACATAGTTTATATACTAAAAAGTGATTCTTTTGAAGAGTATTCTCCAGAAAATTACTATAATAAATACGTTGATAAAGATTTTGTAATTGGGGTATCTGACTGCTTATCAATAGTAGAAAACTATTACAATGAAGAATTCGGTATTAAGATTTTCCATTATGAAAGAACAGCAGATTGGGATAAGGATTATCCAGAGTTTGTAAAAAATAAATTAGCAGAGTTTTGCGACTCGCAAAATTTTGATAAATTCTTTGAAAAAGAAAATTTCGTTAAGATCGAAGGAATAGAAAATGCCAGAAAACATGATATCATTGTATTCAAATACCTAGAAAATTACCCTTCACACTTTGGCATTTATCTTGGGCAAAACCACATTTTACACCAACCAAGAAATAAAAAATCAATCATTGAAAAGCTCACAGACGCAGAGAAAAGAAGAATCTATTGCTTCATAAGGAGTAATCAAATATGCTAACGGAAGAGATTAAAAGCAAAATTATTGAACACGCTAATACTTCTAATAATGAAGTATGTGGGCTTCTCGTACATTCAGAGTCTGGATTAGACATACAAAAGACAGAAAATCTGATTAATTCAGCTACTGAATTTATGATGAATTTTGACGGTCAGTCTAATGTTGCTGCCTATTATCATTCTCATATTAATTTTGATGCTATTTCAGAAGTAGATATAATTGTATCTGAAAGATTGGGATTACCATGCATTGTCTACAATAAGCAAAGCGGATCTTTCTACACCTATAATCCAAATAGTTATAAAATTCAATACACAGGAAGACCTTTTCTTTTAGGCTTTGCAGATTGTTTATGGTTGGTTAGAGACTATTACGCGCACGATTTGAATCTCCATCTTTGTCCAGAGTTAGAAATTCTTAAAAATAATGTTTCTGAAGAAGAGTACAATAAAACAGCAAGCAAAAGACTTCTAGACGAAGAAGCCGCTTTAAAAGATAAAGACGACTATTTAAAGAGGTACTTTGAATACAATGGATTCAGGCAAGTTCCTAATTTTAGAAAGAACGATGTTTTAATAATGAGAACAAAAAGGTTCGATTTCCCAATTCATTGCGCCGTTTATCTTGGAGAAGACATGATTTTGCATCATCCCGGAAATAAACCTTCTCTTACCGAAAAGCTTTCTAACCAACACAAAAAATGGGTAATTTATATAATGAGGCATAATCTTTATGACTAACGTTACTTTACACGGAGAAATAGCAGAATATGTAGGAAGGGAAAATTGGAGTTTAAAAGTAAATTCTATAAAGGAAGCATTGCGAGCTATCCAAGTTTTGTCCAAGGGTAAGCTACTGGAATATCTAATTGGAGCAGCAGAAAAAAGCGTAGAGTATAAGGTGATTGTTAATAAAAGAGAGATAATGAATCCAGAAAATATTTCTCTAGAAAAACCAGAGTCTATTCTTAACTCTGAATTAGTAATGATAAATGAGAAATTAGAGACTTTAGATATTGTGCCTATTATTAAAGGTGCTGGTGGAGGCGGTAACAGTAGCACCAAAGGAATACTAGCCTTAGTGTTGGGCGTTATACTAATCGCAACAGGTATTGGAGCAGCAGGGGGAGTTACATTTCTTGGCATGGCAGGAGCCGCAGGAGGAACAGGTGCAACTGTTTTGTCTGCCGCATTAATTGGAGCAGGTATCGGATTAGCCGTAACAGGCGTTACTTTGTTAATGATGTCTCCTCCAAAATTTGAAGACTTTAGAAAAATTCAACAAGACGGCAGCAAGCCAAGTTACTTATTTGATGGACCTTCTAATGTTATTGGAGAAGGCGGACCTGTTCCAATTGGATACGGTAGAATGAAAATTGGATCTCAAACAGTTGAAGTATCCGTTAACAATGTTGAAATGGACACTAAATCAACAGCAGCAGATGTAAAAGACTCAATTAACTACATATAAAAAATGAATAACTTTGAAGATTTTAAATACATAAAAGGCTTTGGCGGTGGAGGCGGTGGTTCGCAATCGCCACAACCAACTGCCGCTTATGAAGACGTTGAAGGATTTGTATATAACGGACAGCCTTATGGAGTGTACCAATTTGCAAAAGTAAAAGATCTTTTATCAGAAGGGCCAATCGGTGGACTTCTTGAAGGGCAGTATTTATATTCTGGTCAAGTTGGCGATTTAGGATTTAAAAAAGTTATTTATAATGAATACTCTTCTGTAGTAGGAGAGAACAGTGAATCTAAATATTTAAGATCTATCCAGTGGAACCAAACTCCTCTTTTAGACAGCCAAGAAAAATACAATTTTCAACAAATAAATGTCCAAGTAACTAATGGAACTCCAGAAGGCACTTCATTAGATCAAGGTTTCGATAGCGTATCTTATATTCGCTCCATAGGAGAAAGATTAAGAGGCCCAAATCAACTAGCTAGGACAACAGATGAAGTCCTTGATTACCAAAGGACTTACCGCATATTAAATAAAGAATGTAAAAAAATAAGTTTAAATTTTAGAATATCTTCTCTTTATGTGACTTTGAAATACCAAGATTTAACGGAAGTAAGGGATGGGAAAATAAAGATAGAAGGAGTTGAATCAGCAACGGCAACTGATTTTAAATTAACCCGCACAGGAAGAGAAACCGAAGATGGAAATCTCGACGCTATAGTCGCTGGTGCTGGGTCTGTTATACGAAATAAATTCAAAATAAGAATTAAAATCTCTCCAATTTACAATGAAGGATATAACGCTAATCTTCCAACACTTGATTTAACTTCGAATACTGCTACAATAATTAAAGACAATCAAAATTTAGTAATTGACGTAGACAACGTCCCTAAATTATTCGAAATAGAATCCGATGGAAAAGTAACTCAAGGCTATTCTAAGCAAATCATTTTAAACACATCTAATGTTTTTTCTGGATTAAATGAAGACCAAAATTGGGCAGGTTGGGATATTACAGTATTAAAAATCACTCCAGAAGACACTTTTTCAGCAAGAGCATCTTTTATAAGTTTAGAAAGCATTACTGAAACATACTCTTCTTCGTTTAGATATACTAATTCTGCAATTGTTACTTCTAAATTTAACGCTGGATATTTTTCTAAAATACCAGAAAGATCATATGATGTTAACTTATTAAAAGTCAAAGTTCCTTTTAATTATAATCCAATAACAAAAACTTATGGCATAACTACTCCACTTGCGCCGACCATTACAACAACAATTTCAAAAACAGACGGAGAAACAACAGAAGATTTCTTTTTAGGAGAAAATGGTAATTATGTAAATGCCGACAATGTCAATCCTCCAATTACAGATGGGTTAATTGCTCAATTTGATGCGAGCAATCCTTCCTTAACTACTTCGGCAGGAGAGGTAACTAGTTGGCCCAATACCGTAGCTGGAACCATAAAATGTGTCTTAGGAAATGGAACTTACGCAGCCCCTGCTGGAACTACCGCTAGACCAAAATATGGATCAAGCCACTCAGAGCAAAGCCCCAATGGAAATTATGGAGTGACATTTGAGACTACTCAAAAAGTTAAATTCATTGGTAACGCAGATAGTACTGAGGCCATTAGTAAGGATGATTTTACTGTTTTCATTGTATGTAAATGGCATTCTAGCGCTCTAAATACTGAAAGAAATTCTATTTTAGCTTCTTTTCCTGTTCAACACTATATTTTCGGGCAAACACAGAAAATTAATCGCTACTTCGCAGCGGGTAACACAAATCTTGACATGCCGCAAACGCAAAGTAACATACCTAAATTTTCTAGTCGCTCCAATTATTGGGGCGACACAAATGATCCAACTACTTATATCATAGGGCTCACTCAAGATAAAACTTCTTTTTATACAGTATTTTGGCAGAATACTATTCGCAGTACCCAGAGGAATACTGTAAGTGTCCTACCATTATTGGGTCTAGCAATAAATCATAATGTCTCGCTTAATAGTAAATGCACAGTTTTTGAAGTTCTAGTTTATAATCGAAAATTAGCTACATCAGAAAGCATTTCTGTTAGAAATTGGTTGAATAAAAAATGGAATGTTTTGGTTCAGAATATAACTTCTATTTCAAGCTCGGCTATCCCTCAAGCATTTAATCCTAATGTTTTTGATATACCTTTAAGTAGCTCCATATCAATACCATTAAAAACTCTTTGCGCTAATGGACAGGCAACAAAAGCTTTCAAATATGAAGGCGGAGATCAAAATATAAACTTCTTTAATAATCCATATTACCAAATGGATTTAATACCTACTAGGAACTTACAGGTTACTAGTGAAAAAGGTTATTTAAAAGATCAAGGGTTTTCTGGGTGTTATTGTGACTTTTTTATTAAATTAAAAGATATTTCTTATGCTGGAACTTATTCTTTAATTAATAGAGAGGAGCAATTTAATCTTTCTATGGCTATAAATGGAGAGGTTGTAAGCTTAATACTTAAAATTATTTCTCCAAATGATGGCAAAATATATACCATAACAAAACAACTAAACACAAGCAAGTACTCGACAACTAAATTAAAAAACACTTTTACAAGAATTACTTTATCCATCTTACCAAAAGTAGTAAACCCGAAAGTGACATTTAATGAAGTCGCGAGGGTCGTAGCAAATATAAATCTTAATGACAAAACTTGGGATAAAACTCCCCTTGTTGATACACAAAAACCACAATTAAGGGATCAAGCCGGTAAACTAGAAGCATCAGTCAAGGGGCTTCCCTCTCTTTTAATACAAGGAGTATCATTCAAGGAAGACTCCCTTTATAATAGTCAAATAGACAATCTTGCTGCTACTTGTTATAAATACTTTTATGGCACCACGAAAACTTTCCTAGCTACGGGTGGTGGTTGGTACATCGGGAAATCTTTAAGTAAAGAATTTTTCCCCAATATACTAAACGCCGAAATAGATGTTTTGTTAAATTCAGAGAAGCAAATTCAATGTAATATAAATATTGACGATTACAATGCTTACCAAACGCTTTGTATTGGAAATGCAATAAGGCCTTTGGATTTCAACAAGAGAACTGACAATTTATTAGAGAGAGCAGCTTTACTGCGACTAAAAGGAGACACTCAAAATCAATTACAAGCATATAACAGATTAAGAATAGATCAAACTTTTTTATCAAATTCTGTTACCCTTGAACAAAACCAAACAGTCGTTTTACTTCCCTTAAGCGCTGCTCAAATATACGATGCAGCAAACGATAAAACTGGGCCATTTATTCCTTCTTATTTCATAACTAACAACAAAAAGATAGAAATTTTTAAAGATACTTTTGTAGGATACGCAGACAGTATTAAAGTAAATCAAATTTCTTTTGACAGAATTTCTTTATCAAAAGCTTTTTCAGGAGGCATAATTTCAGAAGGATATTCTAAAAAAATTAGCGTTTATGACACAGCAGGAGTTTTACCTTATTCTTCGTCAAACGATTATTGGGACGGGACTTTTAAAGAAGATAAAGAATGGACAGACAATCCTGCTTGGTGTTTTTATGATCTATTAACTAATAAAAGATACGGGGCAGGGAACTATGTTTCTGAAGCTGATGTAGATAAATGGTCGCTTTATCAAATAGCCAAATATTGCGATGAACTCGTTGCAGATGGTTTTGGAGGAGTCGAACCCAGATTCTCTTGTAATGTTTATCTTCAAAGTCAAGAAGACGCTCTTAAAGTATTAGCCGACATGGCTTCTGTCTTTAGAGGTATGTTCTATTATTCAAATGGATTTATTTATACAATAAATGACATGCCAGAAAACACTCCTGTTTATTCTTTTACTAATTCGAACGTAACGGATGGTAATTTTAATTATGAATCTACTTCACTAAAAGACAGAAACTCTGCTGTTTATATTAGATATATTGATAAAAATAATTTTTATAAACCAGCAGTAGAATATGTGGAAAATATTGAAGCATTTAGAAAATTCGGATTTAAAGAAACTGAATTAACAGCATTTGGATGCACTAGTAGAGGACAAGCCCAACGATTAGGAAGATGGTTATTAGCTTCTGAATATAACGAAACGGAAACCGTATCTTTTGAAGCAGGTCCAGAATCTGTTTATTTAAAACCCGGAGATGTGATAAAAGTTCATGATTATTACAAGAAGCATAAAACAGTAGGGGGGCGGTTAAGTAATATAAACATTTCTGGAGATATAAATGTCACTACTGGGACACTAACATTAGACAGAAAACTTGATTTCAATTTTTCTGGTGATCAGAACTATAAATTTACTATTGTTTCTCCTAAGTACAACTTAGACCCTAGTTTTAAAGACACAGCGGGGAACAGTATTGTCACTAGTAATCTTGATTATAATGATTATAGGAAACCTCTTACTAATTCATTTATAGTAGGAAGCGGCAACTTAATTACTGGTCAATATTATGATTCTATAAGAATCACAGGTTTAGCTCCAGTAATGGCTTCTGGACTTAATGTAACTGGTTTAGCGTATTTTACAGGCGCTTCGGGAATGTCTCCCAAATCAATAACTTGGGCGTTGGAAAATTCAGGAAATCTAAACGGAACTACAGATAGTGATTATGATTTTTATAGAATTTTCAGAATTCAAGAATCTACTGAAGGGACGAACTACACAGTTATAGCGTCTCAAATGTATCACTTAAAATATACCCAGATAGAATCTGGATTAAATATTACCCCCGCAAAAGCACCAGCACCAGAAGCCTCTGCTCCATTAAGAGCCTTATTCACTTCGCAGGAGACTAACGTAGTGCTTGACATTTTTTATGATTCTTCAATTAAAAATAGCACTATAGGATTTAAAGTTTTTGCAAAAAATTTCTATCAATCAGACTTTGATCCGAATAAAGACACAAATTTTAAATTTGTTTCAATAGATATTTATGAATCTTTTACTAAAACTACATTAACTAAAAGTCAAGCAAGAGGTTTTATAAGAGTTTATGGAGTAAATATTAATAATTCTTCTCCTCTTTCTTATGTTGAAGCTGTAGACTCCACAGACGCTTTAAAAACAACTGCTTTTCCTGTTCAAGAAATCAGTTATACAAACGTGATTAAAGCGCAAACTATTGTCAATAATGTGACATACGAATTTGACAATCCTATTGCTTTAAATAGAAATCAATATTTTGCTGTAATTGGAAGTTCTCTTAATTTTAATATACCTTTAAATTTTATAGATAAAGTTGTTTTTAACAATATTGATTATCCTTATAGAGTAGTAATTATCCCTGAATTAGTAAATAGTAAAGGGGCATTTGGGACTGCTTTCGGAAAATATTCCGCTCTTGATCCTGTAACACAAACAGAATATTTAACATTTGATAGTGACAATGCCTCTGATAACGGTTATCTTTATAACTCTTTGAGTACTTTTGGTAGGTATAGAAGTTTTTCTTTAGCTATTGATAAAGGAGGGCTAACAGACAAAGGATTCAAAACTACATCTGATTCTTTTAAACAAGAAGCAGGATTTCTATTAGTAACCTATGACAATAAAGATGCAGACATAATAGAGTATTTAAAGGCAATCTTGAACGGGGGTACATATGCAATATATCCAATTAATGGGACCACTTCGCGTCGATTAGTTTTTAACGTTCCAATACTCTCAGATAATTTCGTTAATTTCTTTTATTTATTACTAACCCCTATAGAAACAACTTTTTCTTTTACTAAATATTCCATAATTCACGACGATGACGGAGAGCCAAAATCAATAAAACAAGGAAACGATGAAATAATTGATTCTCATTTTATAAAAATATCGAAAGATCAATCAATCTTTTATTTTGACAAGGTTCAAGATGATAGTGGAAAAGCTTTTAATTTAGACTCTTATAAAGTCGTTTTAATAGCCGTAGATTCTTTTATGATCGCTTGGCAATATTCTTCTGACGAAACATCAAGAAAAATTTTAGATTATTATTCTAAATCAATTGACGCGGCAAGTCAAATTAATACTACTTATCCGCTAATTAGTCCACCTAAAGAAATAAGCAAAGCATCTGATGCAACGCCGTTGTCTTATTCACTAGAAAATGTTTTAAAAACTAATAATGGTAATTACGTTCATTTCTCAATTAATAAAACCGTTTTAACTCAAAATCAAGTATCCATTTTATCCGCAAATAACACTGGCAGAAATTATCAGTCATTTTATAGACTATCAAGACAAAGCGTAATTTATAAACCTACTTTGGTTACTAATTTAACAGCTAATAATGTTGACAATAAAGTAATAGGATCAGAACCAGCCGCTACTAATTCTTTTTGTGCGCTTTCTTTACAAAATAGAGATTTGACAGGGGGCAGTTTCCCTTTAAATGTTAAAATTGAACCTAGCAAAAGGGCTTATATTTTAAATGGGAATAAAATTTTTACAAGAGCTTTAGAATTAGATGCGACAAATACAAATGATAAAAGCCCTGTTTTATTAAAATCAATCGATGCAGAAGTAGGCAATAATAAATATAAAGTAAAATTTGGAGCTAAAACAAGCGACTTCGGTTTAGACAGACAAGAGTTTTTCGATATTTCTATCACAAGAATTATACAAAATACTAATTTTCTTGGAGCGAATAAAGAAGCATTTATTGATTTCAGTAAAGAATTTTATTTTCTGTCTTCCAGTTCTTCTTATGGAAGCATTCTAACAGATGAAGTTAGTAAAGGATTATTTAACGGCGCTTTTAATTGCGTAAATGTTACTCCTCCAAATAATTTCTCTCAGTTTTTGACTCCTTCTCAAATTCAAATTTCTATAAATCCAGAGCCGACTGTAATTGACATTCCTTTTATAGCAGCGGCAGAGTTTTCTACTTTTACTGGAGTGGGTAATCTGGGCCATAATTTCTATTATGGAGTTCCAGTATTAAAAAATGAAAATCTAAAAATTGTATTAACAATCCCCGATGTTCAAGAGAAAAAGAATATAAAAATATTTTGTTTTCTTGGAGACAATTTCGTTAATAGTGAAGTCGATAAAACCGAACTTACAGTTGGGAATAACAACATAACAGTAACTTTAAAAGACCTGCCTTATGCAAATTATTTCACCTATCGGCAGACTTATGCAAATAATGATTCAATAAACAATGCAACTTTTTGGAAATTTCGAAGTATAAAAAATTTATCTTTTGCTCATTATGCTGTTAGAAAGCCCCCTTTTAGTAGGGACCTTTATACTGACGCTTCTTTTTATTTTTACATTCAAACATTAGAGCTATCAATAGTTATGACTTATGCATAATAACAGCTAATTAAAATGAAACATTATATTATATATTTTATTAACGGTAGTTATAAAATTATTCAGTCTTCAATTAATTTAGTAGAAGACACAGATCATCTCTATTTTTTAGGAATAGATTATCACTTGGTTGATTATATCGTCCAATTAAATAAAAATATTACCGACAACGATTTAAAACATAGGAAAATCCTTCCAGACGGCAATTCAATTTGGAACAAGCATGATTTGATTAATGAAAAAATTCAAAGAATGACAGAAGAGAGAAGTTCTTTATTGCAAAAACTTGATGTAGAATTTATGATTTCTCTTGAAATTGCTAACAATAAACAGACAGAGATTATTAAAAGAAATAAAAATTTCTTAAGACAACTCTCTTGCAGAACAGAAATGCATCATATTCATGACTGCGAGAAAATTAATAAGTTTAACGCTTTCCATAATATAGTAGACATAGAAATCATTGACCCCGGTTACGGATGCTCAGAGTCTGTCCCTCATGTCACCATCTCTCGTCCTGAAGAGACTGACTATAACTATGGATTAGCAGCGGCTGCTAACGCTATTAGAGGATCAAAAGGAGAGCTACTTTCTTTATCTATGGCAAAATTAGGATGCGGCTACATATCTGAGCCTACAATTGAAATCAGTGGATATGAAGGAGAAAACGCAAAACATCCTGTGTTAAAAGCTGTTATTTGTAATATAATATAAATATGACAGACGTATTGTTTTCTTCCGGCGACGAATTTGCGTACTCTAATAATTTAGCAAATTGGTCTTCAATTAATTCAGGCCAAGAGATCGAAATAATTGGAAGCCCAGAGAAGTTCTCTACTGTTCGTGTTGATTTTATTAGCTACAATAAAGTATTTTCTGTTGTTTCTGAATCAAGAATTAAATTTGACTCTAATGCAAAAGATTTAATACTAGACGGAGATACAATTGATTGTTTTTTTAAGACTTATTATGTCGCTGTCATTAATGATGTTATTGAAAAAGGCAATGGATATCAAGTCAACGAAGTAGTTAGTGTATCTAAGGATTGTTATTTTGATAATTTTTTAGACAAGAAAGAAAAAGCATTATTTAAAATTACTTCTGTAAATGCTGAAGGCGGCATTTTAGAACTAGATCTAATTAGTAAAGGCAAATTTTGCCAAAACTTTAGCGAAGCGGAGATAGAAAGCAGTTCTGGGAAAGGAGCTAAGATCTCTTTTATCTTGGGTGAAAATAAAAACAAAGAGCTTAAATTCTTTTCTGTATTAGATGTTAAACACCAAGATTCATATATTACCGCAGATCTAAATGAAAAGATTAAAAATCCTTTTCTCTGCGGCGAAATGCATATAAAAAGATATCGTATTACTTTAAATAAATCGCTAGGTAAAGAATATCTTTCTCACCCTTTTATTTTAAAAGTACAAAACACTCCTTTCTTAAACTTGCCGCTAGCCAAAGATAACAATATAGAGCAAATCTATAATCAGGCTATACTGACTATAGACTCTAAGATTAAAGAATTATCTACTGGAGTAAAGTAATCCTCCGGGTCTCTTTTGTTCGACTAATACTTCAACAACTTTGCTTCTAAGTAACTCAGCAAGTTTGCCATTGTTTTGCATGCTGTTCTGATCGTTTTTAGAATTGGATGCGCCTTTTTGAGTGGTGGAGTTAGCTTCAGAGGTAACTTCGCCGCCTTGAGACATGTTGATTGAAATATTGTTTACTACAGACATGCCAGACTCTTGAGCAGTTCCAGCAAGAGAAGCTCTTCCTGATTCTGATTGAGTTATTCCCGAATCCTTAGATAAGTTATCATTTAAAGTATTCAACGCAGTTACTAATTCATCCATGCTAGAAGACTGGTCTGTATTGCTTTGACCGCTATAACTTGTGCCAACCATCCCGCCGCTAGCATATTTAGGAAGAGAACCAGAATTCAATTGACCCATGAAGTCTTTGCCGTACATATCGACGGCTTTTTTATTCATGACGTATTCGCCGCCCATTAACAAAGCGGGAATATTGTCTTGGCCTGTAGAGCCGCCGCCAGCAAATTTGGCAATATAACCTCCTCCTGCTCTAAGATTTTTTGCATATTGTTCATTTAATTGCGATTGACTTAAATTGCCTCCCGGTTCTAAACCTCTTCCCGCAGAAGTAGAAGCTCTACCCCTTAAACTCTCTGCTCCCATTGTAAGTCCAGCAGCGCCTATTTGGACAGCAGCAGCAGTTAATCCTGAATAGAAAGTGCTATTTACTTGATTTTTATAGTTTTTAAGGCTCTGTTTCTTGTCTCTCTCATATTGCGCTCGGTCTTGTAAGTACTGATCAAGTTTTTCATAACGATCTTGTCTTAATTTATTTTGAGGGTTATTGTCGTCAGTTAGAGCCATTGCTGACAATCTAGAATCAACAGCAAACTCTCCAGAAGTTGGGCGATCAGGATTATCGTACAAGAATTCATTTTGCAATGGGCCAACAGAGAATCCTCCAGTCGCGTATCTTGGAATAATTCCACCATTTAGATTTCTTAAATAATCAGATCCATATTTATCAACAGAAGATTTCTTAATGACATACTCGCCGCCGCTCATCATCGCGGGCACATCGTCTTTCATCCCAGAGCCGCCAGTAACCATACCTCCAGAATTATAGCCTTTAATTGGTCCTCCATCTTTCCTGCCAGTTGTAGCAGCTTTACCAAAAGCAAACAAAGCATCAACGCCCATCTCTAGAGACTTATCAAGCATTCTATTTAAGATGCCTTGGAACATGTCTCTAAATGCATCCTTAAGGGTTTTAGTGCCTTTAATAGCTTCGCCAAATGCGCTGCCAATACCAGACTTAAAATCAGTTTGAAATGTATCAATTAGTTGACCAGTGTCTTTTGCGAAGTCTGCTCTATTGTAAGTGGTGTTCTTCTCTGTGATTCCTCCTACATCGACTTTCCCAAGTCTAGCATTGTCTTCTATTTGGGAATTCATTCTGGCGGCTTTTTCTTCTTTGAAGAATGTGTCGCCGTAAGCTGAACCGTAAAGCCTCTTTGTTTCTTCTTTTGTTTTATTTAAACGCTCAGTTACTTTTGCTCTCTCATCTGCTATTTGCATTTCCAAGTACATTTGAGCGGCTAATTCTTTATTACCATCTCCATAAATTTTATTAATTTCTTCTATCTTTTTATTTTTTTCGATTTGAATACCCTCTTGAGCTTTAGCTAAATCTCGCTCTGCATCTATTAAAGATTGAGGTTTTGCTGGAATTGACGAAGAAGTTTTCCCAACTGAAGGATTGAATTCATAAAATTTAAAATCTGAAGAAGCGGCAGGAGTATTAATTTTATTAGGAAAATTAGAAGTTGGCGTTGATTGCGATTGATAAAGCTTTGTTAAAATAGAATTTAAATTCTCAAGTGGGACATTTAATTTTAAAGCCAGCTTTTCTCTATCTGTATATGCAATTGGATTATAAGGACCTGCATCACCCCCCATTGGCATGCCTGATGCACTAGGATTAGCACTTCCAAAAAGCATACCAGAATTAGCCATCTGAGATCTTATCTCTGTCAAAGCTTTTTCTCTTTCAGAAACTGAAGCTATTGGTAATAGATTTCTAATTTCTTTATTTAATTCTGCTGTATTTTGAGTATCAACAAGTTGCTTTAATGCTTCGCTCAAAGATCTATTTAATTCAGTTATTTTTGATCCTACTTCAGCCTTAGAAATATCATAAAAAGCTTTAGTTATATCAGGAGCTTGTTTTGCTAGGATTTCTGTTTGAGTCTTCGCTAGCTCATTCGCATATTTACTTTCTTGAGCTAATAAATCGAAATAAGTTCCTATATTATCAAGCTTCAATTGAGAAGTCACTTGATCAATAGCAACGCTCATTGCGTTTTCATTGAAGTTATCAAAAGCTTTCTCCAACGCACCGCCTGATTGAATTCCGCTTCCTGTTTGCCCTATCAATGAAATATTAGTTAAAGCTCTTGCTCTTTCGTTTTCTTTTTTAAGCTGTTCTGCTCTTGCGGTTATTGAAGCATTTTGTAATGGAGCTAATTCTGCTCCGACTCCTCCGCCTCTAATCCCATACTGATTAGAAATCGTATCCAGCAATTTAAACAATCCAGATCCTGTTTCTGTTGGATTTCCTACTCTAACATTTTGTCCCAAAGTAGAAGTCAATTCAGTTAGCTTATCAAATAAATCAGAAACCCCAACTTGACCAGTTGATCCCAAAGCTGCGGCACCGCCAGCAAGAGAAAGCTTTTCAGATAGAGCTACGCTTCTTCTTTGATAATCAGAGTTTACTTTTTGAATAGCTAAATCAAATTTTCCTTGTTCAGTAATTTTAGTTAACTCGTTTAAAACTCCTTCAAAAGTATTTTGTAATTCTCCTGCAATTAATTCGGCTTCTGGCTTCTTGAAAAGACCCGTTGCAGAGACTCCTTGAATTAATTTGTTTTTTACTACTTCTATATTGCCACCAGCGCTTAACTCTTTCAAAGAAGAAGCGATTAGAGGAGAAATACCTTGGATATTTTTATTAAAAACGTTTAGTTCTTTTGTGATATCCTCTGGAGACTTTGACAAATCTGTTACTGCTGGAAGAGCTTTTGATCTTATGTCTTCAGCTTTTTTAGTAATAATATCAGTGAAAGAAGACAATCCTTTATCTAAAGCGCCTCTTACTTCAGAGTTTTGTTTATTTTGAAGATCTGTTAAAGCTAGGCTTGATTCTGCGGCGGTTTTACCTGCTTCAGTCATGAAAGGGGAAGCTAAACTCAAAGCACCTTTTGTCCTTGCTGAAGCTAATTGTACAGAGCCTTCTGCTTGTATTTTGTTTAGCTCTCTAAGAGTAGTAGCTCTATTTTTTTCTGCCTCAATTTGAGAAGAGAGAGAAAGATTTAGATTTTCATATCTTTGAGTTAAATCCTTTAGGATATCTGCATTCTTTTTAGTTATTTCAATATTTTGTTTTTGAATAGCTACAAGGTTGTCCGCAGCTTCTTTAGAAGAAAAAACACCTTTACCAAATTCATCGATTGCATCAAAAAGAGATTTGACATTTTCTACGCTAATATTTTTAGAAACTTCTTCAAATTTAGCAGCAAGTTCTGGTCCAAAAATACCCTTAGATTCTAATTGCGATCTAATTTGTTTCAAACCTAATTGATCGACATTAGTTCTCTCGACAAATTTAGGAGCAGACGAACCTACAAAATTAGGATTAGCTCCATATTCAAGAATTTTATCAGTTTTTATTGATTGACCTTTTAAATTACTAATAAAAGAACCAAATTCTCCTGCGCCACCTTTAAATCCAGAAAGCACTTTTTGAGGATCTATTGATTGAGTAAATAATCTATTTAATTGATCTGAGTCAGCTTTTTTTAAATTGCTTCCTGCAATAATTCCTGTTTTATCATTAACTAATTTAGTAATAGCCAATTGCCTTTCTAAACTTTGTTGAGCATCGGACATTTCTTTATTTACTCTAGCAATAGCATCAGCTACTTTACCAATATCAGTTCCTGCGGCTAATACCTTTCCTCTAAACTCATTAGGAATAGAAGCAAGAGAATCAGTTATACTTGTTTGAAATTTTAATAAGGCTTGAGGCTGAGTTTTTGGATCATTTAAAGCATTTTGTAAGCTCTCTAATGAGGTTGCATAAGTTTGTGATGCGCCAGAGAACTTTGAAGAAGATTCCTTAACTTTATCTAAATTGGTAGAGATGTCAAAGATGGCTTGTTCTGCTTTTGAATCTACTATCTTTTTGGCGGCTATCCCTACTCCGATTAGTGCGCCAGCAGCAGCGCCAACTGGACCAAATGCAGCACCTAAACCAGCATATTGAGCGACATCCGCAGCGCCCGAAAATGCGGCTTTCGTTTTTTTATCGGACTCAGGGACAAATTGTTCTGCAATATTTAATGCCCCAGCCGCTGCTAAACCTGCACCAGTTCCAGAAGACCTAATTAAATTATTAAGTTTACCACCTTCTTTTAAGCTTAAAGGTAAATTAGTATAACTTGCTGTGGCTATTTTGTATTCTTGACTGCTTTGTTGTTTAGCAGACGCTCTTGCTATTGCTTTTTGCTCTTCTACTTTTGCTTTAATTGACTCAAACTCTTCTTTTTGTTTTTTGTTAACCATCTGGCCACCAGATGTTCTAAGTGGTCCTGTAACATTTAAATCTTTATCAATATTAGAGAAACTAAATTTTGATTTAGCTTCTGTTTTTAGTTTTTTAACAGCATTGCCAGCTTCAGAGATCTCACTTCTTTTACTCTTTATTAAATTTTGGGTTTGAGTATTAATTTCTTTGAAGCCGCCAGCTAAAGATTTTAATTGACTTCCAAAAGCGATAAAAGCTACAGTAATCATTGAAAGATCAAACTCATCTGCAAAATTAGGAATAAAACCTTCGGCCATCCCTTTGGTTTGAGGATTGATCCCCGCTTTCTTTGCTAGAGAAATTCCATTTCCTAGACTTCCTTCGGTTGTGTTGTAAACGCCAAGACCGTTTGGATTAAATGATGTTTTTAATTGACTATTTTGACCCAGTTTAACTTGAGAAGAGGAATATCCAGCAGACATCTCTCTTGCTACTGCTTCTTGAATTGGATTAAAATTAGGAATAAAGCCAAAAGCTTTTTTGCCACCGGGAGCAATTCTTTTAACAATATTAGTAACTTTTTCTCCAGAAGCTTTTAGTTTAGAAGCTTCGGCTGCGATATCTATTGAACCAGCTTTCGCTCTTTCCTCATCTTCAAATATTTTGATATAGCCGCCAAATTCTCTTTCAATTTTTTTTGCAAAACTTGCTTCGCTATCATCATCATATCTAAGTTTATAGTCACCTAAATTACTTATAAATCCGGGAAATAGTTGACGCACCTTATTAATATTAGTGCCTCCTCTAACGTCAAAATCACCTCCGCCTTTGCCTTCTCTAGAATAATCTTTTGAGAGGTTAACTCCAGCTTCAAATATTTTTCCTGCAAACTGCGCTGCTGGATTTTGTACAGCACCAAGATATTTTTTTCTTGATTGCTCGGTAGCCTTTTCTCCTCCGGGTAATCCGTCCGCAAAGTCAGTTAATAATTGATTAGCAAAAGAATCAGATTTTGCTCTTAGATCTACTTTATTACTTTCTAAAGCCTCTTTACTAAGGTTAACAACTTTAAAAGATATTGGAACATTTCCAGCCCCTCTACTCCTCTGGATTGTTTGACCAGACATTTGTGGACTTTCTAAAGTAAGCATCTCTGCTTGAGCCATATATGGAGGCAATTGAGCGGCCTGTCTTTCTACTTCTCTTTCTAAAGCAGCTTGTTTTGGTAACCATGTTGGATTTTTAGAAATTCTTCTAATTTCTTCAATAGGTACTCCGCTGTCAGAGGCTCCATTTAAAGTAGCATTAGTCCATTTACCACCAAGAGTACCATCTGCATTTAAGAAAGCAGTTTTATATTGACCTCTCTTTTGACCAGCAGTAAGCCACTCTTCAACCGTAGGAGCGAAATTAGGCACATAACCCTTAGCCATATAAGGATTAACTCCCGTCTGATTCATTGAGCGAGAAGCTAATGAAGAAGCAGCTTTAGAACCTGCTGGAGGAAGTATAAATGGTTGACTAAAACCGGGAACATATTTTACTGTTTCAGCAGTATTCATTACTCCCCCAACAGAAGCAGGAGCATTAATTACATTACCAGCAACATATCCACCTTTAGCAGCAGAGGAAACTTCTGCTACCCTATCCTGCATAGGAATATACCCACCGGCTTTTCCTTTAGTAACTCTTCCTTTTGTATCGGCTCCTATTCCTTGCTGCATTAAACTCTTAGCTAAAACAAGAGAAGATTTATCCATTCCCTGTAACAAAGCAGACTGGTCTAATAAATTTTTTGTAACTTCTTTTTCTACATTGAGACGAGCCGTAGCTGACAAAGTCATTTGCTGCATTAAAGTAGGTTGCTTCGTAAGTATAGCTGAAATACCTTCTTGCAGCACTCCTTGTTGTTGAGATATAGTATTTAAACCTAAAAAACTTGAGCCAGCATCTTTTGCGAATTTACTAAACGTAACGAAAAGCTTGCCCAAACCAATTATCCCTATCGCCACGCCGGGGCCAGTAATAAAATTAGTTATACCGCTTATAATGCCAGTTCCAATTTTCGCTCCAACGCTTTCGGAATCTTTATCATTTACAGAAGAAAGTTGGTCATTAATAAAGCCTAAAACTTTTCTAATTCCCGGAGCAACGCTTACAGAACCTACTTTAGCAGCAAACTGAGTTGCATTGGCAGTAGTTTCACTAAGCAAAGCAGATAAACTTTCGTTTAGGGCTTTATTTTTTACGATAGCTTCATCAACTGCTCTTGAAGATGCATCTGTAGCCCCAGCGAAAACAGAGTTTTCTTTAGAAAGGTCAGCTAAAGAGGCTTTTAAAATGTTAATCTGATAAACGCCACCAACTAATTCAGCAACTTGAGATTTAACTACTGGGCTTAAGTTTTGGAAAGATTGAGAAAGGTTTTCCAATACTTTTATTGCTGGTAATG